CTAAACTAGATTCGGCTGATTCTAATCTTTGATTAATATCTTGTAATGTTTGTTCTGCAGAAGAGACACCGCTACCTAATTGATTTAATCTAGGCATGATACCACCTTCTTGTGCTTCTATTCTACCGCCATCTGCCGCAAATCTAAGTCTAAGACCTTCATCTTCTCCTGGTTCTTGTTCCTTGGTGCTTGATGCTTGATCTCTTAATGATGCTAGATATTCTTCCTCGCTACTAAAACCTAATTGTGCCCAGTATGGAATATCTTGACCTGCATCTCCTCCAGTAATACCTTGTGGTCCTTGGTTTGGTAATCCTAATATTGATCTTGCTTTACCGGTTTGATACCCTGTTTTAAGAAAAGTTCCTATTGGGGTGATTAATGAAAAAGGATTAGCTCTTAAATTAGCTTTTAAATTTTTTGAAAAACTTGTAATTGTATCTATTGGCTTATCAACATTTGGATCAGGATCTCCTAATCCAGCTGCAACTCTAGCAGCTGCTCTTGCTTGTGCTGCTTGCATGGATCTTTCTCTTCCTCTATCTCTATTATCTCCAAATCCACCACCTACATTACCTGCAGAATCAGCAACTCCACCCATATCGGCACCACCACCGAATTGTAAAAGTTGTCTTGCTATTTGTGCTCTAGTTATGGCCATTTTACTATTCTATTTTGTTTTTCCTAATAAATCAAGGCTGGGCATCATTAAAGTGACGTCTTTTCTAATATCATTAGGAGACACCCCTTTTGACTTCCATTCCTCATCATTTTTATATTCTTCACCTGTCTTCTTATTTGTTATTTTTTCTATGATTTTTTCAGGTTTTAGTTCTATCATTATGTTGTTACCTCTCGCGGCTGTATCTCTAATATTGAAGCTATGACGTGCAGCTCGTTCGCGTCAGAAGCTTGTACTTTAAGTATTTCACTCTCTTCCATCACAAGAGGTTGAGTTAAAAGTTCTGTTGTAGTATTAGTATCCACTGCTTTAGTTTTAAATAAACTAAATATATTAGAAGATGCATCCACTAACGTTATATCTATATTACAACTAGATCCTGCATCGTTTGACACTAATATAGATTTAACCACAGTTGTTGTTGCAGTTGGCACTGTATACAAAGTTGTAAGATCAGTTGTTGTTAAATCTACTTTTTTATTTTTAAAACTATTAGCCATTAATTTAAAAAGAAGTTTTGTGCTTCTACCTCCTGTTTTAATTCTTCTTGAAACGTAGTATTTAATTTTTCTACTATTGCATCAAGGTCTCTAACCTGTGCCTCTGCTGTTTCAATTTCATACTCTCTACTTGGTCTTGTTAAGACCTGCACTATCTTTGCCATTATCTACGTCCATCTGGTTGTGTGTCTAATCTAAAAGTTCCAAGTCTCCAATTCTGACTAGATCCTGTGTTTTCTACTTTTAACGCTATAGCTCTTGCTCTCGCACGTGTATCTACTTTTTGTGTAGAAGAAGTTATATCAAATGGTCCTAGTGATGAGCTAGCTGCTGAATCATTTGGAAAATTTCTTAAATTTAGTGTGACTCTAGTTGTTCCTGTTTGTGATATAAAGTCAGGTATAAATCTTCTTATCTTCATTATAAACTCACCATCTCCTCTAAATGTAGCAACACCAGTTTGTTGTCCTTGCGCTGATCTTGATTGTGTAATATCAAAATCTCCAGATGTTATATTTGCAGTAATTGCAGTAATAGTTCCATTTCTATTTTGATCTACTCCTGTTTCGTGTTCATAGTAACTTGTTCTACCTTCAGTATTACCAACTACATCAAAAGATGTATCAGTGGATGCATCGTACTCTAAAGCATGTGGTTTACCAAATACGGCAGAGTCTCTCCACATTGTTCTTGCTAAACTACCCACTGTCCACACCGGTCTCTGTGGTGATGAATCAAAATAATTATATGCAACCATTCTATTTACCACTGAAGAATTAGACTCTGGATAGAACCACATAACCTCACCAAATAGATTATTTAATCCAGCAGATACCATCTGATTACCTGATTCTAAATTTATATTATTGTATACAAAATCCTCTACAAGACATGGTAAAGATTCTAGTTTACCAGCATATCTAAAAAAACCATTCTCTGACATCCAATACGCAGCACCGTCTACCTCAACACATGCGTTCTGTCCAACAAGTCCACAGTGTGTTCCAACTTGAGCAAATGCAAATGTAAATGGAGATCCGACAAAACGTTGTGTAAATAATGCTGTATCTGTCCAAACAAGAATTGCATCTCTACCTCTGATTGCTCCTCTGATCTGTGATCCGTCGGCCAGTCTCTGTGTGCCAGCTGTATTGGTTGCTGTAGGTGTATAAGTATTTATATCTTCCTGATCAGAGAATCTTATAAACATATCGTCTTGTGTTGATGGTGTTCCAATAGTTGTTTCTGTTCCAAAAAATACCAAGTGACGATCCGGTGTTGATACAACCATATGTCTTGATGCAGTTGGTGCACCAGTTATAATTGTAGCTCTTGTTTCAGTTGCATTAGATAAACTAGAGTCCCAAGAAAAAACTGCGCTATCATGAATTAAACAAATAGCCTTATCACCAAAATTATCTAGTGACCACATACCCGGTTCTAATACTAAGTCTCCTGAAGCTGCCTCACCCCATGCAATGAAGTCTGACGAGTTTGTAACTGTAGCACCATCACTATGTGCTGACCTCGTAGAGTTTCTAACAGCTCTTGTAATACCAGTTAAATTATTTCCAGAAACACCTGTATAAGAAATTTCTTCATTTCCAACTTGTATAAAATTAGTTCCTGAACTTGGAAACTGTGAAGCATCTGTTAAAGTTATGGAAGTTCCTGACCCACCTGTCCCTGCAGTATCATCTAACAACGCTCCATTTAAAGTTGTAGTAATTGCAGATGTGTCCTCACCACCCCAAGAACCTAAACCCCAACCAAAACCTTTTGCCTGCACTGCTGGTCCTACAGGATAATAATGTTGCACTCTAATACCTCCTGATGCTGTAGCACCACTACCTGTTTCATTTGAAGGCATAGTAATTGTAAGAGTTTTAGCTGTTGGCACTGTCGTCACCATAAATTTTTTATCGTCAAAATCAGAAGCACCAAAATTAGATCCTGTAATAGTAGAAAAATTATCTAACAATATTATGTCTTGAGGGTTGATACCGTGAGATGTGCTGAAAGTTATTGTAACAGTTGGTGACCCGTTAGTCGTGGTAAATGCACTCGTTAGCGTTGTTGTAGATTTAATAGGATGTATGTCATAAAACACTCCTCCAGAAAAAGCGTATAATATTCTGTTGGTTCCTATGATAGAATATTTTCTAGACAAACTATTAATAAATTGATGTAATCCTCTACCAGCGCCCGTTAATTCATTTGCTCCAGATCCACCTAATTGATTCCATCCACCTATTTTTTCAGGTGTTCCATACCTAAATCTAACATTATCACAATCTACCCATTGACCTTCTGCTCCTGTGGGTGTGAGTTGTTTGTTAATACCTGGTTGAAATCCTATTTTTTGTAGCATTTAAATCCTTTTTTCCAATAGTACCCTAGCTAATATCACAGATTTTAAAGGTTTTAAACTACTTATTTATTGTTTAATCCTTCTATTTCTCTTACTTGATCCACAGAATTATAATCTTCACAATTAAAACTTAAACCGTATTTTAATTTATTTGTTTCATTAGTTCTACAACCATGTTTTAAAAAAGAACTAAATAGAACAAACCTACCTTTTTTAGGTTTGACCGACGCACCTATTTCAGGGAAGTGCAAAACTTGACTGTGGTCGTTTAAATAAATTGCTCCAGACCACACATTAGGTAGATGATCATGAAATTTAGTATACCCTTTTTTATTTAATACATATCCCCAACAATCTTTTAATTTGTAATAACGATCACCAAATATATTGTTTGAATCAACATAATCTCTAAATTTAAAAAATAATTTTTGGAATTCTGGATCATTTACAAAACTATCCCAATAAGTCATTTTACCTTGAACATTTGTAGTAAAACTTTTAGCGTTATCTTTTAATACTTCCTTATTAATTTTATTAATAAAATATTTAACATTAATATCTTTTATAGTTCCCACTATAAAAAAATAATTTCTTAAAATTTTTCGTTCTAAATGTGTATCTATAATCATTCTTTAATACGATGCAATGGAGTGGTGTGGTGGTGTCCATTGCATCTAAATTTTTATATCATTTTTTAAACCAAGATGGAAGACCTAAATGTTTACGTGTATCAAACATATTATCTATGGCTCCAGGTGTTTTAGAATTATTGTAATGTAAAAAAACTTGAACACACTCTTCACCTTTAAATTTTTTTCTCCAATGCTCTAATTCACATCCAGAATAAACTAACATATCTCCTTGCTTTAAATCTACTTTAATACCTTTAGCTTTACTTTTAAAAGTAATATTTTTACCATCTGGTATGCCAACATTTTCATTTGGACTAAGATAAATTGGCCAGTCATCGCCCCCAAGATTCATAGTAGTTGATATTTCACAACTAAATCTATCTTTGTGTCTTTTTAATACATCTCCTTTTTTGTATATTCTTGCATAAGTATAAGCTGGATATAATTCTAGTCCCGTAGCTTTTTCCATTTGTGGTTGACATTTAAGTAATAAAGTCTCCATGGCTATATCTGCATAAGAGGAGTAAGTGTGAGGTACTTGTTGAGTTGCGCCCTCATAATTTCCAAGTAAAGTCGTTACCGGAGAAATATATCTTTCTTGACGACAGGTGTCGTAAACTTGTTTTTTCATACAAAAATAATTTGCAAGAAAAGCTGCTAGTTCTTTTGATACAGCTTGACGAATAATTGTGTATTTATTTTTTTTAAACGTCATCTTTTGCCATGCCTTTCAAAACAGCTTGAAGATTGAAATGTATAAATCTAAAAGGATCTATACCATGATCCAAAACAAACTCATGCTCTAGATAACCTGGAAATATTAATAAATCACCTGGCCGTGGTTTAAAATATACCAACTCATCAGCGTAATTATTTACAGTGTAATTTTTTTTAATTTGTAATTTTGTTGCTCTTGCACCTGTTCTTGGTTCATGAAATACAGGATATGATGTTTTATCACTACACTTTAAAAAATAAAAACCTGACACATGTTGGTTCCAATGCACATGTGCATTGTGGTGTCCTCCACCTTTTTTAGAAAATTCTTGAACCCATAACTCAGTAAAAAATAATCTATACTGTTGCATATCAAAACCATATTGATCTAAAAAATCAAAACATTTTTCTCCAACATAATTTTTAAAATCTAAAAAATCATTGTCGTGTGTAAGAGGAGTTGAATGATATGATGTTCCAAAGTCTCCAAATTTTTTAATATATGCTTTATTCATGGGACTAGATTTTGATTTTTTAATATATTTATCACTAGCTTTATTTAATGATTTTAAAAACTCTAGTTTGTTTTCACTGTATATAGGTGTTTTAAAAAAATTTTTAACGTTCATAAGTATACCATCCTGTTATTATATATTTAATTTCTTTTGTTAGATTACCTCTGTGGGTATGTGTCCAAAAAGATGGAAATAAAATTGTCCTACCTTCCACTGGCTTTATTTTTTCTTTTTGATAAAGAAACTCTGTTTCCCCTCCTTTTTTTACTGTGTTTAAAAAAGTAGAAAATACTAATATTCTATCTTTACTATTAAATTGATTATCATATTCCCCATTTACTTCAGCATGCCAACCAAAATAGGACTCACCAGGATTATATTTTTGTATTTTTATATATGGAAATACATTCCAAGGTTCTTGATTTTTATTAATATATTCATATTTTTCTACATATTTATTTTTAACTTTTATTAATTCTTTTATAAAAGGAAGTAATTTTTCATCAGTTATGTGTAAAACTACTTGTGTCATAATTGCATGACTGGTTTTATACATTTCTTTCTTATCACTTTTTTCAAAAACATTTATCAATTCTCTACAAGTCTTTTTATTTATGTTGTCTATATGTATAAACATATTACTTAAACTTTTCTCCGCGACACCATACTACTAATGAGTATCTTGTGCCTTTTTGAACTGGTTTAACTCTATGCCAAGTAAAAGAAGGAAATACAATTATAGACCCTTTAGATAAAGCTTTTTTTTCTGTCACAACATGACGTGACTCATCTCTTTTAATTGGGTTATAAAGTCTAAAATCAAACTCTAATTCACCCCCTTTATATTCAGACGGATCAGTTAATTGACAAGTCATAGATAGTTTTCTAATTTTAGACTCGTTTTTTTTAAGAGCATCACAATGCCAATCATAAAACTGACCTTTTTTATATTTTGTAAATTGAATTGATTCAGGGTAATCCCATTGAAAATCCCACCCCGAATTTTTGTTTGCTATTTGAACATACGGCATTACTTCTTTATATATCCAAGGTTCTTTTAACCAAACAATATTAGAATTTCTTTGTTGTTTTAAATCAAATAAACCTTCTTTATCTTTTTTATTTTCATATCCTCCAATCACTCCCCTAGTTTCTTTTTTATCTAAGGCAAACTTAATTATATCATCACAGATTTTAGGTGGTATCACTGACTCAAAAAACCAATAATTATGTTCAAGTAACATTTTATTTTTGTGTGTAAGTTATTTTTTGAACCATGTTAAGATGATGGTTTTTTTGTTCATTGGTTATGTAATGTAAAAATTTTGAAGGAAAAAGAATAAATTTTTTATTTGTTAAAGGTATGTGTCTAATTAATTTTTCTTTGTTGTCTTCATATATTATATGAATTGTGCAATCGTTTACATGAACACCATATAACAATGTAAAATCAGCGTTTATATCTAACTCTGGTTTTGTAACTTGATTAGAATAATAAATTTTTCCAGAAAAATCTAAAGTTTCTAAATAAATTTTTTCATAAGCACCTATATGTTCTCTAACATATGTTTCCACTAGATCTATTGCTTTACAAAATTTTAATTTTTGTCCTGTGATATAAGTTTCTATTATTTTAGATGCTATCTCTATAGGGTTAATTTCAAAGCCTTCTGGCATTAAAACCTCACCATGATATAAAAAATTTTCTGTCTTTGTTAATAATACTTTCTTATGCATACCACGATTAATTTATATATTATCCGTGTAAATTTGTCAATTCCCAACCAGTTGTATTATCTAATTGATATGCGTCTTCGTTCCAAACGTAAGCCCAATGATGAGTTTGAGCGTCGTTTTGTGATTGTTGTTCTGCTGTTAATGCAGGTTCTGCAATAGGTGCAACCCATTGAGCTGTTGAAATATTTTTTACCCAACTTTGATGAGGTGAGGGTGGCCAAAATATTTGATTAGCCAAATCCCAAGTATATCCTTTTCCTGCATAGTTTCCTCTAAAAGGTGTACCACCTAGTTTATGCACATTAGCTTCTGTGTTATACGAGGTTTTAATCCATCTTTCAGCAGGCCAACTGTGATTATGTTGTAAATGATTCTGACCTAATGTTTCTTGTTCTACACCTTCAGCATCAACTATTTCTTTATTATCTAAAGTTAAAACTGTTAACACCACATTGTTGTCATCTATTTTTGCAAAATGTGCCATGCTATTGAAACTTGTACCTTATGATTACAGCTCCGCTACCACCACTACCAGAACTTGCACTATTATTCGCATTACAGCCACCACCGCCGCCACCAGAATTTGCACCAGCACTACCACCATTAGCAGGATTGAAACGTAATGGACCTCCATTACCTCCATCACTTCCTGCATTAATTGAAGTCATGCCTCCTTCTCCTGCGGTTCTAGTAGCTGGACCAGGACCTCCTGAAACTCCACCACCGCCACCGCCACCAGAGCCACCATTGCCTCCAACTCTAGTAGTAGTACCTGTTTGAGGACTAGGACTTGGGGTTTCACCATGAGCACCTCCGCCACCACCGGCCCAGAAAAAATTATTTCCGTCTATATTATTTTGCGTACCATTTCCACCAGGTCCACCAGGTTGATGAGCAGGGGGAGATGGACTAGTGCCAGCCGCGCCAGCCCCGCCACCACCAGCACCTTTAGAACCACCGTGACCATTTCCTTCGCCACCATTATTACCTTCAGGTGGACTAAAACCTCCAGCGTTTCCAGAACCAGGAGGTCCACAATTAAAACCATTACCACCTCCTCCAGAACCACCTGGAGCCCCAGCTTGATTTGGGTTAAAAGAACCACCTCTACCACCACCAGTAGAAGTTATTGAAAGTCCTGATGAGTCAGATCCATTTTGAGCGTTTAAAGAATTTTGAGCTGAGTTACCACTACCACCACCGCCACCTCCGCCGACAGTTATTGGAAAAGCTCCTGTGCTAGCAGCAGTCCCACAAGAAGGAAAATTAGTTCTAAAACCACCAGCTCCACCACCGCCGGTTCCTACAGTATTTTGACCTCCGCCTCCACCACCAGCGACTACTAAATATTCTAATGTAGATGAACCTCCTGCGTTTCCTGCACAAGACACACAAAAAGTACCTGGACTTGTAAAAGTATGAATTTTAAAATTACCACAAGTTGTTTCAGTTCCACCTGATGCTGTTACAAATTTTGCTCCACCACCACCAGATCCAAAACCTAAAATTTGATAACCAAAACTTTTGCCTTTTCTTGATTGAATGTTTTTTGTGTTCTTACCTATAGTAAGTTTTTTATCTATATTTTTCATATTCTATTTCCTTATGCGTCGTTAGCAGCGTCAGTAGTAAAGAATATTTTAACACCTAACAGTTTTGCATCAGCTGTTAAATCATCTGCTGACACATCTCTGAATATTTGAAAGAAAACATACTCATCTGTGCTAGGTGAACCAGCTATTGTAACTGCTCCACTTTCTGCTGTCACTGCTAAATCATTTGCTGTACCACTCATTGCTTTTGCAGTAGGTCCCACTGCCGTACCAAACGCAGTGTTTAAATCTCCATTATCTGCTAATGCAACACCTTGTAAAAACCATGCTGTAGTTCCAGTATTTGTTGTGTTTGCCGTAAAAAATGCTTGAAAAGTTATTGTGCCTTCATTCCATGATTTAGGGAAAGCAACAGCAAACTGAGCGAACTCATCTGAATCTTTATCGAAATCTAAAGTTTTAAGTTCAGGACCATTTGATAATTCTGTTTGTGCTAAATCTGCACAACCATTTGTAGTATTAGGATACATAGCAACTGCTGGAACCCAAATAGTTTCTTTACCTGCAATCTTAATTGCACCAGTAGCATCACCTGCATCCACTGCTTTAGCAACACCAGTTCCATTAGGAGCTATAGTTATATCTCCATTAGCTCCATCTGTTATAGTTATTGTTCCAGAGTTTGTCCCTGAGTTTGTATCTAAAATTAAATCATGTGCTCCACTTGAAGTTACAGTTGCATTTCCACTTCCAGATCCTACAACTATCTCTCCAGTTCCATTTGGAGTTAAAGATATATTTCCATCAGCAGCATCTGTAATAGTAATCGAACCAGAGTTTGTTCCGCTGTTAGTGTCTAAAACTAAATCCTGTGCACCACTACTTGTAATTGCAGCAGCAGCTGATCCAGTTCCAAAAACAGTTTCTCCTGATCCTTTTGGAGCAATAGCTATATCAATATTAGTATCACCACCCGTTGCAGATAGTGTTGGATCATTTCCTGTAGCAGCGTTTGCTATTGTGAATTCATTTACTGCAGAACTTGTAGCTGTAAGTTTAGCTAATTCATTTCCGTTTGTATCTAAAATAGAAGTTCCTATTTTAGGAGAAGTTAAAGTTTTATTTGTTAAAGTTTGTGTTCCAGTAAGTGTTACATCACCGGCAGGTAATTCAATTATATCTGGGTTTGTACCATCATTAGCAGAAGCAAATACAATTTTAGTAGATGCAGGTCCAACTGTTACAGAATCTCCTGATCCAGAAACATATTTGAAAACTACGTTTTGCGATCCACTTGTTGAATTTTTTAAAAAATAAAAAGTTTGTACATCTATTGGTATGGTAACATTTCTTGAACCAGTTAAGGAACCTGTAAATTCAATCATTCTATGAGAAAGAGTAGCACCTGTTGATCCATCTGAAACAGATAAATCAGTGTCTCCTGAATCAGAGACAGCTTGTTGTGTAAAACCACCTGATATTTGTTCTATAATTTGTAAGTTTGTATTAGTCTTCGTACCCCACGTACCAGCGTTTTCACCAGTTGCTTGAAGTTCTATACCTAGCGGTGTATATGTTGATGCCATATTTTATCTCCTATGCAGCGTCATTATAACTTGTATTTGATCCAGTTGCAACATCTGAATACGAACTATTTGATCCTGTAGATTGATCAGAATAAGACGAATTAGATCCTGTTGATGTATCACTATACGATGTATTTGATCCAGTTGCAACCCCAGAAAAACTACTATTTGATCCCGTATTTATATTTGCAAAAGCTTCAACTCCTCCTTGTCCTTGTAAAGCACTCATTGCATCTAAACTTAAACCTACGACATCCGCAGGAGAAATAGAGCCAACAGAGAAGGTTGCAGATATGCCAGATAGACCTATAACATCTGCAGGAGAAATAGAACCAACAGAAGATGTTGCAGAAACACCTGTTAGGTCAATTAAAGATATAGGTCCAACTTCTAGTGTTCCTATGCTTGTTGTTGCTTCAATACCCGTTATTTCTGCAGGACCAAATTCTAAACCTAAAGTTCCAACATTTGTTGTTGCAGCCACACCACTAATTGCTGCAGGTCCAAATTCTAAACCTAAAGTACCTTGACTTACAGTAGCATTTAATCCAGTTAAAGAAGCCGTTGGACTAATTACAAAAGTTACACTACCAACATTTGTTGTTGCCTCTACACCAGATATACCAACAACATCTGCTGGAGATATTGATCCTACACTTGCAGTTGCAGCAACACCTACTAAACCTATAACTTGATTTGGCGACTCACCCCAAGAGTTATCACCCCAAGCATCTCTACCCCAACCAACTAAAGTTCCTGCGTATGATAATGTTGGTGTTGCAAAAGTAGATTCTACGCCTGAAAGTTCTATACCTAAACCAATGCCAAGACTTCCAACTTGTCCTGTCATTTTAAACGCAGGACCTACTTCTAATAAGTATGTAAATACTGGAGTTATACTTCCTACAGTAGCAGTTGATTCCACACCAGAAAGAGATACAGTTTCATCTCTGCCTTCACCCCAGTCAGCTGTACCCCAAGATAATCTTCCCCAACCTGTTTGATTAGATTCTTCTGTTTGTCCTAAAGATGCTGTTAATTCAAAACCTGTAGGTGTAATTACAGGATCAAAGCTTTCACCCCAAGGCTCTTCTCCCCAAAAATCTCTACCCCAACCTTGAGCTGCATATGCTACTGCATCACCTACAGATACAGTTGCAGAAACTCCTGTTGGAAAAACTATTTCATCATTTATCTGACCCCAAGAACCATTATTCCAATCTTCCGCACCCCAACCTGTTGTTAAAAGTGTAGAACCTCCCCATTGAGATTGATCCCAGGTTAACCGGCCCCATCCTGAAGTCACCGACATGGGTGGCCTCCTATGCTATTCTGATGATTGCGTTACTTGCGTCTGCTGTTGGAAATTGTATTGTAAATGTTCCGCTAGATACTGTTTTGTCACCACCGAAAGCGATAACAGCAACAGCTTTGTCAGATTGATCGTCGTTATAAATTAATGCACCATTAGCTGTAAAAGATGCAGAAGTATAACTTACATCTGCAAAATCACAAAATGCAGTTGTTCCAGAAGTAGTTGGTGTTACACTTGTAAGTGTCGCTCCACCTGCAGTATAAGCAGTTCCAGATGAATTTGTAATTTCATTTGAAGTTGAATAAGCTGTTGTGCCTGCACCTAATGATGCATCACTTGTAAATAAAGCTATTTTAAATGTATCTCCACTCGTAGCTGTAAAGTTGTGTGTTCCAACTAAAATTTCTTGTTTGAAACTTGTACAAATTGCTGATGTAATCGCCATAATTTATCTCCTAAGGGTTTGCCGAAGTTATTGGTATACGAATAGCACCATCAGTATAGTCGTCTCTTCGTCTTCTACCAACTTGCTCTGCAGCAAACTTCTGTACTTCTTGTTTATATTTATTTTCGTATAAAGTCAACATATCTATCGGACCTTTTAAAAATCCATATGCCTCTGATAGACAGCAATATAACAGTCCATTTGGAAAGTTAAGACTAATGTAATTAGTGCCATCACTCTCTAATAATGCAGGGGCTGCATTATAGTGAACTCTAAATTTGTACGTTGTATCAGGAACAGGAGCAAACATCATTCTTCCAGATGTAGTATCAGACTCCCCTGTACCACCACCAAACATAGCATAATATTTTGGTTGTCCTCTTTTAGCTGACTCTGTAGATGATATATATTCTTGTAAATAAGTTACATCTTTTTTTTCTAACCAAACATTTGCACCTGTTGAAGCAGATGTAGAGTCATAAACTTGTATACCTCTAATAAAAACAGCTCCTGCTGGAGCGTTAATACTTTCTTGACCCGTAACTAAATTACCTATTTGTTGTTTTCTATCTGCATCAATTGGTATGTCTCTAAAAATTCTATATTGTGCATTTAAAATAATGTTTTCTAAAACAGAGTCTGATAAAACTGTAGAATCTGTTTCAGTGTAACTTTTTATTTGTGTTTTTAATCCTGATGCACTTAATCCAGCCATTATCCAATCCTCGCTAATTCTTTACATTTAGGACAACGATGTTTATACTTGTTATGTTCATTACAAAAACCTCTAGGATGTAAAATTACCTCATGAGGATCCATTTGTTCTTTTGGTTGAAACCAAGATTTAATTTTATCTATAATTTTTTTAATCATGCACTTAATGTAACCGGTCCTACTGAACAACCAGGTCCTCCTCCTTTAACTCCACCAATTGTAGCAGTATCTGTATCAACTGTAAAATGAAAAAAATTTGCAGTTGAATAATCTGTTGTAACTCTTGCACCATCTTTATATTGACCTGTAGTTATTGCATAACCAGCAGCTTTTGCAATATTAGCACCTGTAATACCATCAAAATCTGCAGGATTGTTATATTGAAAAGTTCCACCACCACCTGTGCTTAAAGCTGGAGATCCTCTAAATCTATAAGTTGTTCCATTTGTTAAACCATGCCCTGGAGCTGTTACATTTATAATTCTTGATCCTGATTCATAAGTTTCAAAACCATTTTCAGGTATAGAATATGGAACTGCGTTTTCTGTTCTTGCAGTTCTAACATGTCTTAATGCAATACCATCGGCACTAGTTGGTTTTGGTTCTAACTGTGGTTGCTTTGGTTCAAATTCAGATACATGAACAAAAGATCCGTTCCATTCTCTAACCATTTCTCTATATGGAAATTCTAAACCAGATCTATCCGATATTGCTTTTGCATATTTACCTGTTGCGTATTTTGACATTATTTTTTACCTCCGGGTCCTAAAGGCTTTCCAACACTTCCACCCATCATATAATTATCACTCATATCATAACCTAATTTTTTTAAACGCAACATCATTCTTGTGTCATCTCCTGTTTCTAAAAACTCAGAATAAAGTTCCAATAGTTCTCCATCTCCTGTGCTTTCAATAAAATCTTTAAAACTTCCGTAATCTGCCATTATACTCCTGGGTAATAAGCTTTAGGTGTTATGTGAGTGCTAGAAGCAGAGCCATCTTCTGCTAACGCTCTCGCAAATTCATCTTCATAAGCAAGTTTCATTGGTTGAATTAAGTTTGGTTGGTATTTTTGTGCTAGATAATATGCAAGTCCTGATACCATGCAAGGTACAAATCTAAATGGAACATCGGTTGCATTTGTATAATCACCAATATCTTGTATTCTTTTTATATAATAAAAATGCATGTCTTTAGATGCATTTGTAGAGTCTGGTGTTGGGTAAACATGTATTCTAACTTTATCAATAAATCTTTCTACCCAATATTGATTAGGTGTGCCTTTTGATAATTTGTTAGAAAAACCTGCGTACGTTGATCTATCAACTTTAGTCATAGGACTATCTGATTGTGTAGTTTGAGTTCTATTAGATCTTAATTGTGCTTCAAGGACATCGGACATACCATAAATTCCATTAGTTGGTGTAGTCGTTGCAGATGTTCCATCACCACTAGCTCTAAAAAAATCATAGTCTGACTGCCCTTCGATTAGATCAAGATTAGTCTCGTCTATTTCCCAATAGTGAATACCTCTATTACCCCACTCTTGAAATAAAATATTAAGAGATCTTCTTGCAGATTTAAGTTGATAACCTGCTACAGAATTTAATCCAATACGTTCAAAAGCATCTTCTATAATTTCTTCAATAGAAAAAGTTTTATCGAACGTTGCTGTTCCCGAAGTAGTATTAGCCATTTAAACTCCTACGATTCGTAGACTTTAATCCATTCACAAACAACTGTCCCACCATCTCCTGCTGTGCAAGCAGGTAATGTTATGTTAACATCTCCGGTAAAACCACTAGCTTCAGTGTTTTTTAATCCGCCAAAAGATGAATAGTCATATTCCATTTCACCATTTAACATTTGAAAAACAACATTAGTTCCTGAATTGTCCCATTCCATACGTAAAGCGTCTACTGGTGCAGTTACTGAAACGTTACAGCTAACTTTATTTAATCTTACTTTAACGCAAGATTTATTAGCTGGACTTGTTGCTAATTCAGAAACATCAACTATTTTAGTTGTGCTTCCAGAGTTATCAGAAACTACATTGTAGTGAGTGATAAGTTTTTTTGATCCGTCAAATACAGTTGTATTTAATACTGTGTCTGCCATGTTTCCTCCTGTTAAAGAGCGCCTGCATTACCAGGCGCCCCGAGTTTATTTAATTATTAACTATCTGCAAAAGGTGTTGCTTCAGTACCTGTACCGATCAACACAGCTTCTACTAAATATACATTGTCTTCAAGTGCAGTGATAGTAATTGTGCTACCTTTGTCTCCACCTGTAGTTCCACCGTTCATGCTGATAACATCATTAGATGATGCTGGTGCAAACGTACTGTTTGTACCATCTGCAACGTTAACAACAGTTGCGTGACCAACAAATTTGTCAGTTCCGTCTGTTTTAATATCGCAATCTGTACAATCTGTGCCTACAAAAAATTTGTAAACAGCCCCTAATTGATTGTTTGCATTAGGGTCATTGTCTCCAGCTGATGCACCTTTGCTATCTGCTTTGATTGTTGGAAGTGTGATTGCACCATCTGCATCATTTACTTTAATAACTTTACCTGCATGAGCAGCAAAAGTTAAAGTAGTTTCCGCTGTGATGTTTACAACCGCGTCAGGTCCTGCAGTAACAAATCCTCTTAAAGATTTTACTGGTCCTGAAAATGTAGTTGTTGCCATAGTATTAATCCTCCTAGTTTTTCGAACATAGTCTCTAGGCCGTCGACTATACGCGTCTATGTTCTGATTTAATGTATAGTGATAAAACTATACACTACATTTTGATAGAGTGCAAGAGAGCCTGTAATGTGGAGTAGATTTTTCCAACGATGTAGCTTTTTATTAAGTAGCTACAGAAACTTGTGGAGCTGCTGCTTCAACAGTATTTTGTCTATGGGCGATAGCTGCTTCTTCCAGCTTGATCTTTGTGATGACTTCTTTAACTTTGTCATCAATTCTGACCATTTCAAGAGTGTATCTACCATTAGATAGATGCTCCTGTTCCCACTTCAACTCCAAGGACCTTTTTTGTTTGTAAAGGTCTTGTATCATTTATAACCTCCTCATAGGTTATTCTTTTAATCTTATCATCATAAGCGATTCCAAGATCTTCCCACTTTATACTCTTTTCTCCAATTTTGTCAAGGATTGCATTTTCAAGAGATTCAGGATTGTCTTCTGACAAAACTTCAAATTTTGCATGATGTTGATATGCCCAGATGTTTACTAAAAATTTTTTCATTCTTCACCAATTTGTTGAGTAAATGGGGCCGTTTTAAGGCGGCCCCATAAAATTTAGTTATTACGCACCTTCTACGCCAAAGATACCTCTAGGGTCAGATACACCAAATGAGTATCTTTCTCTAGCTTTGTATCTTACGTTTCCAGTATCGAAATCACCTTCCATTGCAGTAGTTAATGGAGCTCTTTGGAACATTTTCATTCCATTTGGAATGTCTGTAATGATGTAGAATGCATCAGTATCAGTTAGGTAATTGTTCACTCTATAACCTTGAGGAATCATACCCATAGATACAATAGCATTAATATCATTGTCAGCTGTTGCAGTTCTGCCTTGAGACTTCATAAGTCTTTCAGCTGTGAACTGAAGCTCACTAGGGATAATCATTTTTACTCCTCTAGCTGCAACTCTTAAACCTCTTTCATCAGTCATAGCCGCAATGTCAATTAACGACTGCTCTAATGAAGTTTCGTTTAAGTCCGCTTGAGTAGATAGAGTATTTTTGAAAGTACCCGCTACTGTTGGGTGAGATGTGTTAAACAAGCTAACGCCATCACCTGAATCAAAACCATCCGTTGAAGGAAGACCTTGAATTAAAGGTTCTACCGCTTTTACTTGTTTAGCGTTGCTCATAGATCTTGCTAAAGCTTTTGTATATCTAGACGCAAGTCTGTCATACAAGTTGTCCTCGATTGCTTCTTCAGTAATCGCGAACGCTAAAGCTACAGTCTCATGAGTGTATCTCGCTGTGAAAGTTTCTTGTGCATCATCAAATGATACTCCAGCACCTTCTGCTTTCACTTGTGCGTTTGCAAAGCCAGATAACATAACTTCTTCTTCAAAAGCTCTGTCAGATGACTCTGAAGTATAAATCTCAGCATGCTGATTTTCATACCTTTTATATTCCAAGCCGAATAGTGCATTCAGACCTGGCTCTAGTTCTTTAACTAGTTGTGATCGTGATATTGCCATGTTTTATCTCCTATTCTAGCTATTACGATTGTAACTCAATCAGATTTGGAACTACTATAACAGATCTGAAAGCCGCATTTTCATCGTTTTCAGGATCTTCAGCAGATCTAAGTAATCTGAAAGAAGCAGCGTCAGCTGATGTGTCACCGATATCTAGTGTAGCTGAAGACTTACCAGTAGTTGTA